GGCCAGGATCGCCAGTCAACAAGCAGCAAGCTCGTTGCTGAGTGGGCTTGTGGGGCTGGGGGTCTCGGCAGTCGGCAGCTACTTCGGCGCCGGGTCCGGCAATGGCATGACTCCGGGATCTGCCGGAGCGATCTCCTCTAACCTGGGCGCATCCCAGGCTGGCTATGGAAGCACGTATTTTCCGCAGGCCTTGGGTGGCGCCTGGTCGAACGGTGTGCAGATGTTCGCCAAAGGCGCCGGGTTCGCCACCAACAACATTTTGAACACGCCGACCATGTTCGGCATGGGCAATGGCGGGCTGGGAGTCGCTGGTGAGGATGGGCCTGAGGCGATCATGCCCTTGGCCCGCGGTCCTGACGGATCGCTGGGTGTACAGATGGTCGGCGGCTCCGCGAGCGGCGGCACACTCGTGCAGGTTGATGCTCCTATGTATTTAACCGTTCCGGATAGGAGTGACGAGGGTATGGAGCTTGATAGCACTGCGCTTCAGCAGAACATGCAGAAGCAGATGCAGGGTGTAGCTGAGCGCGCCATTGCTGATTCTTGGCGTGCCGGTGGCGTGAGCTATCGAAGCAGCAACGGGAGACGCTGATGGCGATCGAAACATTTACTTGGACACCTGACGACGAGGCTGGCGGTGACAGCACCCTGCGGACTCGGACATCACAGTTCGGTGACAACTATGCCCAAGTGTCCACCGATGGCTTGAATGCCGAAACAGACAGCTGGTCGCTGTCGTTCGGCGGCCTGGCTGACGAGGTCGCGCCCATCCTGGCCTTCATTCGGCGGCACCGGGGCGCTACCGCGTTCTTATGGAGCAACCCCGAGGGTGTACTCGGCATGTACCGCTGCAAGGCCTTTCGGCAGCAGCGCAAGCCGGGTGGGGTGGTGGTGCTGACGGCAACCTTTGAGAGAGCGTTTCATCCATGAGCTTGATCACACAGTTGCAGAAGCTGGAGCCTGGGGCGGAGATTCTGCTGTTTGAACTGGACGGCTCGGATTTCGGCGCTGACATGCTCCGCTTTCATGGTCATGCTATTCCGCACACGCCTCAAGAGCTGGCCGCCGCTGGCGTGAATGCCGACCAGTTGCCGGCCAAGTCGATCTGGTGGCAGGGCAACGAGTACGGGGCCTGGCCAATGCAGATCGATGGCATCGAAGCCAATTCGGACGGCACCGCCGTGCGGCCCACGCTTACCGTAGGCAATGTCAACGGCCGGATCACCGCCCTGTGCCTGGCCTTCGATGACTTGCTCGAGTTCAAGTTGACGATGCGCCACACCATGGCGCGCTATCTGGATGCTGCAAATTTCCCCGATGGTAATCCGGAAGCGGAGCCCACTGAGGAATCGATCGAGGTCTGGTACATCGATCAGAAGGTTTCTGAGAGCGGCACCACGGTTGCCTGGGAGCTGGCCAGCCCGGGTGATGTTGGCGGGGAAACGATCGGCCGGCAGATGACGCAGCTCTGTCACTGGGCAATGACTGCAGGTTACCGGGGCCCGAACTGCGGCTACACCGGCCCTTACTTCGACCTCGACGGCAACCCCACGGACGACCCGGCCAAGGACCAGTGCAATGGCTGCCTGGATTCGGGCTGCATTGTTCGACACGGCCAGGGCAACCAACTGCCTTTCGGCGGCTTCCCGGCTGTTTCTTTGATCGCACGGAGTTGACCATGCGCAATCACATCCTCGCTGCCGTGCAGGCGCACGCTGCGGCAGAGTACCCGCGCGAGTGTTGCGGGCTGATCATTTCTACTGGTCGCTCCCACCGGTACGTGGCCTGCGAGAACACCGCCACAGAGCCAGCGGAGGAATTCCGCATCTCGCCTGAAGACTACGCGGCAGCCGAGGATCAGGGTGAGGTGATTGGGATTGTGCACTCACACCCTGACGCTACCAGCAGACCGTCGCCCCGCGACCTGGCCATGTGCGAAGCCACGGGCTTGCCCTGGCACATCCTGTCGTGGCCGGAAGGCGACCTGCGAAGCATCACTCCAACCGGACACACGCCGTTGCTTGGCCGACCGTTCGTGCACGGTGCATGGGACTGCTGGCAGGTCTGTGCCGATTGGTACAGGCTGGAATGGGGGCTGGAGTTCCCAGCCTACGCCCGGGAGGAGGGATGGTGGGAGCAGGCAGACGGCCCGAGCCTGTATGAACAAGCCTACGAGGCCGCGGGCTTCTACCAGGTCAGCCAGCCAAAGCGTGGCGACATGATCGTCATGGCCGTGGGGCGTACCGCACACCCGAACCACGCAGGCATCTACCTGGGTTCAGGCTCGCAGCTGCCAGATGAGCATGCGCAGGTCTTTGGCCCTGGCCCGTTTCTGCTGCACCACCTGCTCGGCAGACCATCAGAAATCATCGTGTTCGGCGGACCTTGGCTCGACCGGACGCGCCTTGTGCTGAGGCACTCTGATGCCAAGTGATGTTACATTCCCGCTTTTCAAGGGAGGGAATCACATGCGAATTTTGTTCGTCGCGCTGGGACTGGCGTCGCTGGCAGGGTGCGTGACGACCGCAGATTTGGAAGGCAATGATCCTTCGATTAGCGCGGTAACGAAGAAAGCCCCCAAACAGTATGCTTTGTGCGTTTTCCCTAAGTGGCAGGCTGCCAGGACCGAGTCCTCAATGGTGGAGACCGAAAACGGCTACCGCCTATGGGTTTCGAATAGCAGCATGGCAGACGAGCTTCTTGATATCACCAGAACGTCGGCGGGCAGTTCAGTAGCTCTTCGACAGCGCATGCCTTGGTCGGCCATGCCGGGTCGTTCCGCTGTGGAGCGCGCCGTCAGGTCATGTCTTTGATCGATCACCACAAACCGCCCTAGGGCGGTTTTTTAATGCCTGGAGAAAGCATGGCAGCCACAGCGGCTAGTTATCAACCAATGACCATTATCAAGCTATCCGGATCCTTGGCGCAGAAGTTCGGGCGAACTCATCGTCGACAGCTTGACAGCGGCGAGGTCTGGGAGGCCTTCAAGGCTCTGAAAGCTACGTTACAGGGATTCGAGGAGGAAATCAGGCGGCTTGATGGGCTGGGATTGCGCTTCGCTATCTTCCGTAACAGAAAGAACATTGGACTAGACGAAATGAACCTGCGCGGCACTCAGGAGGTTCGTGTAGTGCCGGTTGTCCATGGAAGCAAGCGCGGCGGGATTCTTCAAACCATCATTGGCATTGCTTTGATGGTATCTGCCATATGGCTGGGCCCGTCCGCATTTTATGCTGGCCTTTCCATGACGCTTGGCGGAGTGGTGCAGATGCTCAGTCCGCAGGCCCAAGGTCTGTCTCAGAGCGCTGCACCCGAAAACATGCCGTCATACGCCTTCGGCAGTGCCAAAAACACCACTGCCAGCGGCAACCCTGTCCCGATTTGCATCGGTGAACGTCGCTGGGGCGGGGCGATAATCTCTGCGTCGATACGCGCCGAAGATAAGAAGTAGCCACAGGTGCACGCACAAGCCGCCTCCGGGCGGTTTTTTATTGCCCGGAGGAAAGCATGGGCCCAGTAGATAACCTGCGAATCACCGGCGCCAAGGGCGGCGAAAGCAAACCGAAGACGCCTGTTGAGGCGCCGGACAGCCTACAGTCGACCAATACCGGCAAGATCCTGATCGCCGTGGGGGAAGGTGAGTTCGACGGTGAGCCGACGGATCGCGACATCTACCTCGATAACACCCCGATCATGGATGCCAGCGGCAACGTGAATTTCCCTGGCGTGCGGTGGGAATGGCGTCGTGGCACGATCGAGCAGGATTACATCCAGGGCATCCCCGCGGTCGAGAACGAGACCACCGTAAACGTCGAGTTGCGCAGCGATAATCCATTCTCCCGCGCCCTGAGCAACACTCAGCTCTCGGCCGTGCGCGTGCGGATGGCCTGGCCGCGCCTGGCGCAGCAGGACAGCAGCGGCAATACCAATGGCTACCGCATCGAGTACGCGATCGATATCGCGACCGATGGTGGCGCCTATGTCGAGGCACACCTGGGCGCCGTGGACGGCAAGACCACCAATGGCTACCAGCGCTCGGTACGCGTCAACCTGCCCAAGGCAGCCTCAGGCTGGATGCTGCGGGTGCGCCGGATTACGCCGAACGCCAATAGCGGCAACATTGCGGACACGATGACGATCGCCGGCTACACCGAGATCATCGACCAGAAGCTGGCCTACCCTAACACCGCGCTGCTGTACATCGAGTTCGACGCCCAGCAATTCCAGAACATTCCTTCGGTGACCGTGAAGTGCAAAGCTAAGCGCTGGCCGGTGCCGACCAACTACGACCCGTTGACCCGTACCTACACCGGTGTGTGGGACGGTACGTTCAAGCAGGCCTGGACCAACAACCCCGCGTTCGTCACCTATGGGCTGTGCGTCGAGGATCGTTTCGGCCTGGGCAAGCGTATCAAGTCTTGGATGGTCGACAAGTGGGAGATGTACCGCATCGCCCAGTACTGCGACCAGCAGGTGCCGAACGGGCAGGGCGGCCAAGAGCCGCGATTCCTTTGCGACATGAACCTGCAGGGCCGTGCTGAGGCCTGGACGCTGCTGCGGGATCTGTCGGCCATCTATCGAGGCATGGTGTATTGGGCGCATGGTTCGCTGTTCATGCAGGCGGACATGCCGCGCGCCCAGGACATTGACTATGTCTTCACCCGGGCAAACGTCATCGACGGTGACTTCGTATATGGCGGCGCCGAGCGCAACACGCACTACAGCCGGGCCCTGGTCAGCTACGACAACCCGGCGAACAACTACGACACCGACGTGATTCCGGTGACTGACCTGGCGCTGCAACGCCGGTACCGGGACCGTCCGGTAGAAATCTCGGCCATTGGCTGCACCCGTGCCTCCGAGGCCCAGCGCCGTGGCAAGTGGGCGCTGCTGAGCAACAGCCAGGACCGCACCGTCACCTTCAAAACCGGTATGGAAGGCCGTATTCCGCTGCCTGGCTACGTCATCCCGGTGGCTGATGAATTGGTGGCCGGCCGTCCGAATGGTGGCCGGATTTCGTCGGCAGCCGGGCGCGTCGTGACACTGGACCGTGACACGCCGATCAAGGCCGGTGACCGCCTGATCCTGAACCTGCCGAACGGCACCGCCCAGGCTCGCACCGTTCAGTCGGTTGTGGGGCGAGCAGTTACCGTGACGACCGCCTACGGCGTACAGCCAGAGCCTGAACTGCAGTGGGCAATCGACTATGGCGACTTGGCGATCCAGCTGTTCCGGGTGCTCAAGACTACCCGAACCCAGGAGGGCGACTACGAAATCACCGCACTTGAGTTCAACCCGAGCAAGTTTGCGGCGATCGACACCGGCGCGAAACTGGACGAGCGCCCGATCAGTGTCATTCCGGTGACCACTGTCCTGCCGCCGGCCAGCGTGACCCTGACCTCTGCCTACGCGGTGGATCAAGGTGTCGGCGTGAACACCATGACCATTTCCTGGCCCGCAGTGCAGGGCGCGGTCGCCTATGACGTGGAGTGGCGCAAGGACAACGGCAACTGGGTTCGCGTGCAGCGCACCGGTGCGGCGTCTGTAGATGTGGTGGGCATCTATGCGGGTGCCTACCTGGCCCGCGTGCGGGCGGTCAGCTCGTTCGATATCACGTCGATCTGGCGCGACTCGACGCTTACCCAATTGAAGGGTAAGGAAGGTCTGCCACCTGCCGTGGCGCTCCTCAATACCTCGGCATTGGTCTACGCCATTGGGCTGGCTTGGGGCTTCCCGGCTGGCGCCGAAGACACCCAGCGGACCGAAATCTGGTACAGCAAGACCAACTCCCGTGAGGGAGCGACCAAGCTGGGCGATTTCGCTTACCCGCAGAAGGACCACACCCTGCAGCTTGGCGCGGCGGGCCTGCAGTTCTTCTTCTGGGCGCGCCTGGTCGATCGTTCTGGCAACGTCGGCCCGTGGTATCCGACAGGTGCCGGCGTGAGCGGGGCATCCAGCAGTAACCAGGCCGAATATGAGGAGTACTTTAAGGACAAGATCACCAATGGCGCGCTTTACCCTGCGCTGCGTGAAGAGATCTCGCTGATCTCTGGTCCGCCCACTCAGGCCGGTTCGGTTGCTCAGCGCCTTGCTGCTGAGGCAACAGCTCGCGGACAAGCAATCGCGGCCGAGGCCACCGCCCGGGGCCAGGCCATTGCCGCAGAGACGGCAGCTCGAACCCAGGCCATCGCTGCTGAGGTCGTGGACCGCAACAAGGCGATTGCCGTAGAAACCCAAGCGCGCACCAAGGCGATCGGCGACGAAGCCGCAGCCCGTGCGCAGGGCCTGCTGTCCGAGGCCCAAGCGCGCGGGGCGGCGATCACGAGTGAGGCGCAGACTCGGCAGTCGGCCGACAACGCATTGGGCCAGCGCATCGATACAGTCACCGCATCGACTGGCAACAACGCTTCGGCCATTCAGACCGAGATCACTGCTCGCACCAATGCGGACAATGCGCTCGGCCAACGCATCGACACCGTGGCGGCCAGCACTGCGTCGAACTCGGCCGCGATCGGCAACGAGACCACGGCACGGACAAATGCTGACTCTGCCCTGGCCTCGCAGATCGCCACGCTGCGCGCCGAATCCGGAGGGTTTGACTCGACGTTGAACTACGGTTTTGCCTCCACCACTGAGGGCTGGTCTGGTACTCGCTGCACGCTGGTGGTTGAAAACGGCCGCTTGATCGTCACGAACGATGGCGCTGGCGCATACCTCAACGCTCCGGTGGTCTCGATCAAAGGGCGGGACCACGACCGTATCCGTTGCCGGATCACCCGGCGCGCGGGTAGCGGCTGGACTGGCCAGGTGTCCTACGCCACGGCCGGGCACGGCTCGTCGACCGCGTACAACAAGATCATCCCGAACCCTGGTCTGGCGATCGGGCAGACCATGGTGCTCGAGTGGGACATGTCGCAGCTCACCAATGGTGGCAGCGACTGGTCGGACAGTACGATCACCAGGTTCTACCTGTGGATCAGCGGCACCGCAGGGGATGTTTTCGAGATCGACTGGATTGCCGTCGGCCAGATCGCGCCGTCGGCCTCGGTGGCCTCGGTCGTGGATGAGCGTACTGCGCGGATCAGTGGCGACGAGGCGAACGCCTCGGCTGTCACCGCGCTGGGCAGCAGCCTGACCATCACCAACCAGAATGTCACCGCTGCCCAGCAGGCCGCCCAGGACGCGGCCACGCTGGCGGGTGGCAAAGGGAAGGTGCTGGTGCAGGCGACTGCGCCGGCCGCTGCTGATCGTCTTCCGCAGAACCTGTGGATCGACACGACCGGCAACGCCAACACCCCAAAACGATGGAACGGCACTGCCTGGGTGGCTGTGACGGACAAGGTAGCCACCGACGCCGCGGCGGCCGCTCAGTCGGCATTGTCGCAGCTGGCCGGCAAGGCCGACGCTTCGGCACTGCAGGCGCTCAGCACGACCGTCAGCAACCAGGGCAACACGCTGTCGAGCCAGGGCAGCAGCATCACCGAGCT